GTTTATTTTACCATATCCTAAATATTTGTCAAGAAATAAACCTATAAAAAATTCAGCCCACGCCTAAAGGCATGGGCTTTCTTTTTTAAATGCTCGTAATTTTTACAACATAATAGCTACGATGGAATTTAAAATCGGTATGTTAAGAGATATTACGGAGTATTATTCTGAAGAGTTAAAAATGTTAACAGGAGAGACTACAGTGAAGTTCGGGAAGTTGCTGTTTACAATTTCTTAAAACATATAACCAATGAATTAACTCTCTGGTATTCTCGGTATAAGAATTATATTGAATTAAATGATGGAGATGCACTAAAATTGGCAGATATGGAAAAGGATATGAAAACAATTGATTTTGAATCCATTATGCTTAGATACAAACCAGAATTGGTATCGTGTTGAAAATGTAAATTATATCAGACATAACTAGTATTAAAAGGAGTTGTTATGTCTGATATATTAGAAAAAGTAATAGCACTTCGGAAAATCGACTCTGACTCTGTTTTTTCTTTTAAGTCTTCGAAATTTGGGTATTCGGTTTATATTTCGTTAAATGGTTTGGATTATTTATCAAACGTTTATTTCAAACATCCAAATGATGCAATTAATGATGCATTTGAAAAAATATCTAAAATCACAGGCATCGAGATATAATTTTCATAACTATAGGTATGGAAGTTTTATTATGCATAAGCGAACATGCTTCGTTTCTTTTTCCGCTTAGAACGTGGAAGAAGTATTTTTCTGCGGATAATTTAAAATTTCATACGTATAATCATAAATCAACTGTTAATGAAAATGCGTTGATATTTTCTGTGAAACAAAATCATGTACAATTGCTAGAAAAAATATCATTTGAATCGTTAAGAACCGATGTCAAATTTTTAGATGCTATAAAGGATACCTTAGTATATGAGAATGGATATTTTGTATTTGATGAAGAAAGAACATTTGGAAAAATATTATATAAAATTGTAGAAGCTCAGGATGGTTATAAGATAAAACTTAACGATGAAATGCAAGAGATACTTGAATAAAAAGGAGTTCTATGGAACAATATACCGATAAAATGATTGAGAATATGGAAATGATGATGGAGAATTATAAAAAAGGATACATTTTAAAAAATGATTCTATGGTAGATAGTGTTCAACTTTTGGAGAGCTATCTTTTTAAAGAAGCTAAAGAAGCCAAAACTATGCTATCAAAACTAACGGAATTGGCTAATAAAATGTTTGATTTACAAATGGAAGATGTTGGTCTTTTAAAATCTTTCTGGGGTATAAAGTCGAGAGCTAAAGGTGTTGAAAGCGACGATTTTAAAGTATTAAGAGAAGCATCGGTTTATTTTATGGCATTATATATGTATGTTTTATATTTGTCCCAAAACTATTTTAAAAATCTACAAACCGTGTCAAGCAAAACTGGAAATATGGTTTCTGGATTTGTTTCTCATTCGGTAATTTTAGAAAAAACAGTAGATTTGCGAAATTCTAAATTAACTGATTTTTGGGAAAGAGTTCTGCCAATAGTTTTTTCCGATGATTCTAAGTTTTTGAAATTTATTAACAATAAAGATAATACGGATTATTTAACATATTGTTTATACAGAGCCTTTATCGCAATTGGTATAAATAGAAATGAAAATATTAAAAATAATAATATTGAATATAGCGTTGTTCAATTATTAGATATTAATGGAAAAAATACAATTGAAGATATTGACGTGGTTCAATTTGGGTTAAAAGGATATTCTTCAAAAGAGAATCAAACAATTCTGTCGATGCTTCAGAGTTTTTCTACGAATCAATTATTTGGATTGATAGAGTTTAAAACATATAATTTTTCAAACTTTATAGGATACAAATATATTGATTTTGAAAAAATGCCTGTAAACGCTAAGTCGGCTTCCACACTACTAAATGATTTAACAGAATCTCCGATGAAAAAGAAAGATTGGAAAAAGGAAGTTTTAGGTATTAATAAAAAGTTCCAAATAGAAGCTAAAAATTCTATGAGTTCTTTGGAAATAATTAAAAAGAAAATTCAGGGAATTGAAAGTATTGTTGAAAAAAGAGATGCTGTTATAAACCAATTAACGTCGATTACTAATATCGTGTTGATTGAAAAAAATGATATGTTTGTGGATAATATTGATAAAAATGGTGTTGAGCTTTTAAAGACAGATTTGGGAAGAGAACTGAGTGATTTGATTGACAGAGAACAGGGATTAACTGTTAATTATAAAGATAAGAAGATTTCTGTAGTAAAAAATATATTTACAAAGTTTCAGGATATTGAAAGTTCTATTCGTGCACTCGGACCGAAAATTTCTTTATCTGCGGGTATTAAAAAATGGCTTAGTTCCGAGATAAAAAATGGAGAACTGGTTAATTTTATCGAAAAAGTTGAAGAAATTACGAACACATAAGGAGATAGTATGGCGTATTCCCCACATTTTGATTCGTCCGACAATGGTATAAATTCAGTTCACTCTGCGATTATGGAGTTTACACCAGGTAAACTATATCGTAAAGACGAAATGGTTGTATATAATAGAAAACTATACGTAGCATTGAAAAACAGTGCATCGTATTCATTTCTATACGCTAATTGGCGTTGTGTCGCTGGGAATATAACAGTAACCGACATCGATGAACTTCCTACCATTGGACAAGACGATATTATTTATGTTGTATTATACGATATAACAAATTCAAATATGGTTACTCCATACATATGGAGGGACACTGCTTATATTCCATTAATTGTTACGAGTCTTGGCGGAAATAGTTTTATTATGGAAGCAACAACTACAAATGATACCCCCGCCGAAGTATATTTAGATTCTAATGGTCGTTTGGTTATGGATGAGGGAGATATTATGATGTTTGAAATGAAAATTTTTATTTCAAATCCATCTACTCTCGATTCAAATGTTATGACATATGTTGCCAGTATTAAAAGAGATTCTCTAACGACAACTCTTTCCGACCCGCAAGTATATACAGTGTATCAGAATTTATCCAACGCTCATTTTGAAATCTCTCTTAGTGGGGATAACAGCGAAAATGTTCATTTTATGGTAACAGGAGAATCCAACCAATCATTGAATTGGAAAATATATGTCAATGTAAAAGAGTTTAATGTTGACGGCGCACCAGGTATGTAGGAGATTAAATGCCAACGTATTCTAATAGACAACGTAAATTTGTATTTGATGAAGGAATATTTATAGATGCACAAATAGCATTTGCAGATTTAGAATCTGCTCCATCTGCTATTTCATCATATACTCAATTGTATGTTGTCGATGAAAAACTTTATTTTAAAAATAGTGTGAGAGAAAAAGATATCAGTGCCGATACTGATTTATCTAATTATTTTACCAAAGCAGAGATAGAATCGCTTCTGGTAGGATTAGATTGGAAAGAATCTGTAATTGATATTGTAATTACACCGCCATTGATTTTACTCGATGGTGATAGGTTTTTAATCGGATTAGAGCCGACAGGTATATTTGCTACACATGCAAACGCAATTGCTACATATGCAGATGAGGCGTGGACGTATCTAACTCCAAACGCTGGATGTGCATTATGGGTAGAATCCCTTGATGTAAATTTGGTATTTAGCGATGGAGTGTGGGTTGTATTTGGGTCTACAATAACTCATAATTCATTAAATGGTATACAGGGCGGAGCAACTTCGAATTATTACCATTTAACAAGTCTTCAGCATTCTGGATTGACAGGTGGAACAGATACCACGTTACATAATCATGGCGGAACGTATTATACCGAAACAGAAATAAATGCTGTTGCGGATGTAAATAGTGAAGCAACATTACCAGGTACATCTGTATTAGACGCTCGGTTTTATACCGAGAGAGAAACCGATGGAAAAATTTCTACAGCTATTAACTCTATAAAAAATTTGGGTGATGTTAATAGTGCAATGACCCCACAA